CTGTGATTCCTTCTGTGGCCCAAAAAACTACTTTATGCATTTTTTCGAGATTGAGTGGTTCTCGATTACCATCTCTTTTTGTTACTTGTATTTGTGTCATTGTTTAACCTATTAAATAGCGTATTTTTTCGCTGTCAAGCGTTTTTTTAATTTTAATGTTTGCGGTAGAGATATTTAACAACTCTTCCGGGGACCAATTCAATACATATTTCCCCTGGTTGATTAGGACTAAATTAGTCTCTTCACAACTGGCCAATTCAATCTGATTGATGTCAGGATGATCTATCATCATAGTAGTATACACTATTCCTAGTGATCTTGCAAGATCACAGAACAAATTATCTGATAAAAGTTCCCAGGGATTTGGCCAAGTTTCCTGATCGTCCCAGTGTAGATGATAAGGAGACCAAGGTGTTTGTTGCCACCAATGGTTTATTTTGTTTAAAGAAGATTCAAGGCTAAGATTCTTAGCCTCTTCTCGAAGATTGGACCATTGTATTAAACGGTCCTCAAATTTTACAGGCCACATCAATTAAGCAAGGTGAGCAATAGAATAAGTTAATGTTCCAGAAGATCCGGTGTTAGTTGTTGTATACTTTACAGACACAGTATTGACCACCTGTGTTGCAGAAAGTGTAACACCTGTAGTTAAGTTTTCAGTGTAGTCATCGCTGTAGGATAATGTTAAACTACTATCGTCACTGACCTGTGCTGTAACAATCATTGTTCCGTGTCTAATCGAACCAAAACGAGAGATAGTATAATCAAATCTAAAAGCTTTGGTGTCAATTGAGTTGACACTAAAGATTGTTTGATTAGACAGATTATTACCTAGTGTAAAAGTTTTTCCTGATTCCCTAGCATATCTGCCTAGTTGAATTAGTGTGCTAGTAGTTGTAGCGGCTCCTACAATATACACTCGTTGATAAACATTAGCGTCTGAGTCAAGTCTTGAAAATAAATCACTAACTGATATATTGTTATCGTTGCCAAACTTAACTACGGCTGTGGCTGGACCTGTTGTATAATTGTTGCCAACATCTAAGAATGCATTGTAAGCACTAACGTTTAACCCAACGTCTGCATAATATATTCCTTCGGCATAGATTAAGTCAAAGATATTATGTACTGCACGGAATCCTGTTGGGCCGCCATTAATAGGCGCATCGGCACCAAGTACAATACCTTGGTATAGTGTATCCAATTTACTGTTGCTGACTGTTATACCAGCAATCTCGTAGTCAGTATTGATACCGTACGATAATCCACTAAATTGACATTTATCAAAAACAATTTGATTGCAAACTAAGTTTGTGGTACTAGCAAATCTTACCCCAGCAATGTCGTCTGTGCTTAAATTTATACCAATGTCGGTAGTCGACAACGGTCCAATAAAATTAACGCTGTCAAACCAGCATTGTGTTGCATCCTCAACAAGGAAAATATCTGTTACTACTGTACTTTGAAAAGTCATTGAAGAAATTTCAATGTTGCGTGGAGCAACTGCTCCATTGTTTCCAATATTGGCACCAGTTTGTTGTTGGTTATCTCCATATCGAGCAACATACGCAGATAAGCTACTTAAATCTGTAGAGACATCAAGTTGAATAATAGAACAGTTTGCGCCCTCACCTACCAATTTTGCATAAGTCGGTATAATCAGTGATTCTGTAATTCTATATGTTCCAGCAGGGAAATATAAAGTTCGACGTACTTGGCTATTGGTGTCTCTACAGTAGAGCTGGAACAACGCACGATTAATAGCTTCTGTGTCATCGGCATGTCCGTCTCCTTTGGCACCAAAGTCTCGCACATCAGCAATATCATCAAGCTTGGCTTGTAGAGTTCTGATCACTGGGTCGCTAGGAGTTGGACCAGTTTGTGCGGCATACCCTACAGCAACGTCTTGATAAGTGTAATTACTTAAAACAGTGATGTCTGAAAATTCTGTTAAAATTTCAGTATTGCCAATAACAGGCGCACCCTCGTTGGGTGTTCCATTACCAATAAAAAGTCTTCGACTGTCGATACACCAGCCAAATTCAGCTCCTGAAAGCTGTGGAAGGTTCTCTTCAAGACCCTTACGATTTGTAATTCTCGATACTTGTACTATAGCCATGTTGTAAGATCCGTTTAGTTCTACTATTTATTCAGGATCGCATGCTTATTGTTGTAGATAGAATTGCTCTACCTTGCGCCACCACTGATCTCTATAGTGTTCAAATTCTGCGCCTTCTAGAACAAACTCTTGATATTCTGGGGGTTTAATGATATTAAATTGCTCGTCAAGATCGGGCTTGACACACATAAGAACAACACCTTTGCGTATTTTTGTACCGTGCAACTCATTATGCGCTTCTGCATAGGCACACAACTGCATAAAGTAATCATCAATCCATTCACGCTTTTTAGGCTTGTTGGTTTGTTTGTAGTCTAGTATAGATTCTTCGTTTAAGTGTATGCCGGCACCATCTGTTGTGCCAGCGTAGATTCCTGGAAAGTACAAGGGAACTTCAATCCCCCAAAATTCATTGACATTTCTTAACCCTTTGTCCACTACAACTTTGGCCATGGCATGGCTGGGCCACGAATAAGGGTTGCTACCCGGATCTTTAATTACGCCGTCACGCACATACTGCTCAAGATATGTGTGCATACGTGTTCCTCTATTGGCAGCTTCCGTGGTGATCTGTTGTGCTTTTTCTGCACCCACACTCTTACGCCAACGATTCAGAGCTTCAATTTTTTCCTGTGGTTTAGTTTTATCCAATATAGTAGTTACACTAGGTAAGTTCTGACCATCTGGTGTGGCATAGAAACGTTTTCCATCGATTGTAACTCTAGGAATTGGTTGATAATTAAATTTTTGATTGTACAATATTAAACCCTAAAACTTTCTCCGCATCCGCATCGGTCTCGTTCATTTGGATTAATAAAATCCATTCCTTCTTTAAGACCGTCAGTTTTCCATACCATAGTCAGACCATTTAAAAAGACCTGATCTTTTGGGCTAACATAAACTTTAAACCCACTTGGGTCTTCGTAGTCTACTACATCATCTAGTGGGTTGTCAACAAATTCGACTCGATAAGCAAGTCCGCTACAGCCCGTGGTTCGGATGCTTAGTCTAATTCCTATACCTTTGCCTCTGCTTATAAGTGCTTGTTGTATTTTTTGCGATGCTTCGTCTGTTATATTGATCATTTTATATACTCCAAGTATTTTTGTTTTATGGTCTCAAATGATGCTCCTTGCCAACTAATTGCCAATCCCCAACGTTCTTTTTTTGGATTGCAGTTAGTTACAGAATGTATAGAAGAATTATCAAATAAACATGACTCGCGGTCCTTGAGACAAATTGATTTTTCTTTTTTTAACTGTAACAAATGAAAAATATTATTCATTTTAAATTGTCCGTTAAATGAATACCAATTTGTTATTTCACTATTAGTGATAATTCCAATGTATATTGATGTTGAATCTCCGTTTGGGGTATCTATACCCCGGTAACTATCATAGAAATCCGAGTGTGGAAACAACCAACGAATGCCTCTCATTGATTTGAGACGAATTTTGTATGGAAGTCCAACATAATCAAGAAATTGTTTATAGTGCCTGTACACTAAATCTTCGCTGTCTTCAGTCAGTCTATAGGTTTGAAAATTACCTTTTTTAAAACTATATTTCTGATATAATTTAAACAGCCAGGAATCATTTTCTTGTGTTTTTGTAGCGTCTAAATAAAATGCTGACGGTATGCTTTTTTTCAATGTTATTTCATCCACCAATAGTAGATGTAGGTCTCGAGGAAGATTTAATTCGGGCGTCAGTGATACATAATTAATCATTTTTTGTAAGAACCATGGCAGGCAAAACTTACACGCAATAAATTATCAACGTTGGGTGCCTGTGCTTGATGCAAGCATTTTCCGTTGTGTTCAATTAACATTCCTGGTTCAGGCAGTATACGATCAATAACCGTTGATGTTTGATCATAATATTGTATATGTCCTCCCCATTCCTCTTTCCATTCAGCGTTTAAATAAATTATAATGGAGGTAAGCGGTTCAGCACCAACGGCATAATTCATATCACGGTGAATTATATCGTTCATACCTTTTGTTTGACCATTCACAACAAACTTGCAAATTTCAAAATTTGGTCCGTACTCCTTGAGTATTTTTTCAAGTATGTTTACCCAGGCTGTATCTAGTCTTAGTTTCCATTCAGGATGATTAGTAATCCAAGTATTCCGATTTGATTCTTGATCAGCAATATGATTTTCTTGAGTAAACGGTCTATAACGCCAAATAGATGAGGTATTTTTATTGTCAAAAGACTTCCTACTGGAATAACACCACTGAGCTTTTGTTGTGATTTCTTTCCAGGCTTGTTGTAAATCTTCTTGGTTTAAAAAATTATGTATTTTTTTATTTAACATCATGTCTTTTTTTATAATCTTCTACAGCGGCTTTGATAGCATCTTCAGCTAGGATACTACAGTGGATCTTAACTGGAGGTAGGGCTAGTTCTTCGGCAATTTCGCTGTTCTTAATAGATCCTGCTTGATCTAATGTCATTCCTTTGACCATCTCAGTGATAAGACTACTGGATGCAATTGCCGATCCGCAACCATACGTTTTAAATTTTGCATCTGTAATAATACCTGTATCATTGTCAACCTTTATCTGTAGTTTCATCACATCCCCGCAAGCAGGAGCACCAACCATACCGGTGCCCACATCTTCGTCGTCCTTAGAGAAGGAACCCACGTTACGTGGGTTTTCATAATGATCAATTACCTTATCTGAATATGCCATATAATTTCCTAATTCAATATTCCGTAGGCTATGCACCATAGCTCTAGACTTATCTTATACAATAAGTATGTGCTCAGTAATCCTGTTGTTGCTAACAGGATTTTGTTTTTTAATAACTTTTCTATCATTGAGCACAAGTCCGTGTGCGTGTAATTGTACCATCGGAAGTTTGTGTTTCTGTCCAAGGACTGCAATTTTGTTGTAAAACTACTGAGGGATTTTGTACAATCACAGGCGTTTGTACAATCACCTGTTGTTGTTTGGCAATTTCATAACCTATTACGCCTGTGATAACAGGCGCTACCCACCAACCAATTCCTGGGCCGCCGTAGTGTCTATAATTGTAATTATGATTGTAAGGCCCAAGACCTTTGCCATGGTATCCATGATGTTGTGCCAATACTGGCAATGTTGCACAGGCTAATGCCAGAGTGATGAATAATTTTTTCATAACATTTCTCCGAAAGTATTATAATATAACGCCTAAGAACTGTTATTAGTATACAGGATTTGACTAATTAAGTCAAGTCTTTTATAAACCTTTTTTGTTCAAAGCTCGTTTAGCCATTTTGTTAACTGTATCTCTGGCCTTGTCCACTGACATCGTAGAGTCCGGAACTTGTGCTCCCGCAAAAACAATATCGTTGCCTTGAATATTATCTATTAGATTATTAAGGGGCGGGTGTTGTACTGCTGTTATCAGTTGATCTTTAGTCATACTAATTCCCATACTCTGGGCCAATCTTAAAAAGGCATCAACAGATATTTGTTTTTGAGCGTTGGTATCACCGGCACGCCCAATTAAAAACTGTGTCAAGGCCTCAAGTTCTGAATCATCGACACCTTGTTCAATTTCATCTAGTCGCATTATCGACGATCACGACCCAAGGACGATGCTGGAGGTAAATCATCTTCGGCAGCGTCAATATCTAAGTCTGCGGCGGCAGCGTCAAGATCGGCGGCATCGCCATCTAGGTCAGCACCGGCATCAAGCTCGGCAGCTGGATCAGCGGCTAAATCTTCTTCGCCAGGAATAGCTGGTGCTTGTCCAGTTAATACAGCTTGTGCGCCTTCAAGTTGAGTCTTACCTGCTTGCACAGCACCTAGTAATGTACTCAATGCGGCTGTGGCATCAGCTTGGAACTTGGTAGCTTGATCAACCCCCATGTCGTTGCGAATGCTGTCAGTCAATGCTGGTAAGTCTTTGAACTGCATTTCGGAAATCTGTTCAAGCATTTTTTGAATCTGGTCAACCATGTCCTGTGCGGCTAACACAACTTGAGCTTGTTGAATTTCGCTTTCTCTTAATCGACGTTTTGTAATTCTTGTTGTTTCTGCCATGGCCGGGTTGGGTTGGCTTAATTGCTTCTGAATATTACGAACCTGCTCCTGCGCCGCTTTCAGTTGATCTTGCAGAGCTTTTTTCTGCTTGGCAATTTGCGCACCCATTTGTGCAGGATTAACTGGTGGCTGACCAGGAGTAGCTGGTGTGCCAGGGGCTGTGCCAGCAGTAGGTACAGTACCCGGCGCTGGAGGAATTTCCTCTGACAGTCTACTAGCAAGTCCTTGCTCAAGCATGATTAGCTTTAGGTAAGCAGGCTGTCTTTCACTCTTGTGAAAAGCAGGAGTGCGTTGATGCTCTTTGATTAGGTTTCTAACCTGTGTGAGCATCTGGCGTGTTTGGCCAGTGTTTAACCGGTCAAAGTGTACAGAATAACCTAAACGGTTTTCAAGTACCTTTTCGGTCTGTTTTGAAATTCGACGTGCGTCCAGTTCTTGCAGTTTCATTATTGAATCCTCTAATTTGCCAGTATTTAGCCAGATTTACACATTTGTCTAGCTGTTCTTTTATAGATACTATGTGCATCTTTTTG